CTTCTAGTCGTGCTGTCCCCTCGTCGGTAAAGCCCACCGCGCCAAACGCTCCACGGGAAACAACACCTGAACCATAGTCTTCAAAAACACCATGACCGCGAGTGTTAGAATCAACTGTAGCCAGCTCAAATTTAGGGGCGGTTTTTCCGCCGCCAAATAGGCCGCTAATGCCCTTAACGATGCCGTCAGTAATGCCCAGCCCTAGCACGTTATCAATCAGTGCGCCACCTGCTAGCCATGGCATGGCGGCGCTAGCAGCACTGCCGATGCTGCTTAGAAATCCGCCGCTTGATGCTGCGCCAATAGCACTCCCCGTAGCTGCGCTACCGTACAGCGTGCCTGCTGTTTGCGTCGCAGCGGCCCCCATGAACCCGCCGCTTGCAGCACCCCCACCAAAACCAAACAACGACTTAGCGCCGTTGACTAGGCTGCCAATGCTGCCTAGACCGCCCCCTTGCCCGCCAAACAACTGCCCAATCCCGCCCGACATCGGCCCGCTGGTACCCATGCCAAGCTGTATTTTGATCTCGTTTTTCAGCGCAGCGTAGGCTAGCTCTGCCATGAGGTTTTCAAACGCGCCCTTTAGGCGGTCTGCAAACGACTCAAACGAATCAAACGCGCCCTTAAACGCATCTTTGAACGTTTCATCGACCGAATTACCGAAGCGTTCCCACTCGCGGCTCATTTCTTCTGTGGCCGTTTCCGTCGCATCTTCAACGTTGTATAGCTCTTCCTGCAGCGCCACCATCGCCCGCTGGTAGTCGCCAAAATTCAGCGTTCCGGTAGCGAGTGCGGTATTTAGCAAGCCAACGCCCTGAGCGTATGCCTGTGTGCGAGCGCGAGCGGGATTTAGGCGGTTGAGGAGGGTGTTTAGAGAGTCTGACAGGTTGCCAAAATTTTCCGCCGATGTTTCCGCCGTGTCGTTTAGCGCCTTGGTGGCATCATCGGCTAGCGCTGTTTCTTCTCGCGTGCGCTCTAATCGGTCGGCATACACAATAAACGCATTGGCGTTATCCTCAATTCGTTGTGCTGTTTCGCTACGCGCTACGTTGATTTTCTGATTCAATTCAACGATGCGCTCTTGGGCTTCGGCCACAGCCTGCATTCCGCGCACTTCTGCCCCAAAATTATCTACCCCCAGCACACCGCTACCACGGTTCTCACTTCTCAACCTAGCTAATTCTTCACGCGCCGTGGCGGCCTTAACAGTGGCCGCATCTAGCGCGGTATTCAGCGACGACAGCGACTGACTCAGATCCTCTTGCGACATTTCCTGCATTTCATCGCGCAGGTCTGCAATTTGATCCTCGGTTAACCCGGCGCGGTGTCCGGTTAGGTTTAGTTCGTCGCGGAATACGTATAGTAGCCCGCCCGCGCCAATCATCAACCCAATGGGGCCGCCAACCAGTGCCAGTGCAGTGCTTAATCCGCGTGCTGCAACGCTTGCCCTGGCGGCAGCGGCTGTTGCTGTGTTCATGGCAGCGGTGTGAGCGCCTGCTGCTGTGGCCGCTCGCGTACGAGCAACGCTTAGCTGCTGAAGTGCGAATGCGTGAGCGTTGGTGCCTCTCGTTGCAGCAACCTCTAGCTTGGTGGTGCTCAGTAACGCGAAAGCGGCTTGGCGCTCGGCAGCGGTGCGCCTAGCTGTAGCGGCGGCGGCGGCGGCGCCCGCTTTAAGGTTGGCATTAAGCGCCAGCGTGTTCTTAACACTGGCAATAGTGGCAGCACCAATCGACGTAACGAGATTAGTGGCATAAATGGCTGCCAGTGCCGTGAGTGCAGTTGCCGCGTTATTTATCATCCCTGCGAGCGATTGCAAACGCTGTGATTGTTCTGCTGTCAAATCGTTTGCGTCGGCAAATTCATCGAGCAGGCCGTTGTAAACGGATACCACGCCTGCCGCAGTCTCAACCAATGTCTCAAGGTTGGCGGCTAAGCCGCTATCACCCATTTGCAGCACAGCCTCACTAATCGCACTGCCGAGCGCCTTAAACGCAGGGTTTAGACCATCGCCAATAATTAGCGCCATCCTGTCAGATTCGCCAGCGGCATTCTGTATTGCGCCGCTGTAGTCGTTGACTAGCACCTGAGCCGCTGCACCAGCCTCGCTACCAAACAGTGCGATGGCGTCGCTTATCGATAGATTTGCCTCGCGTAGCGACTCTAGCACTGGCTGTAATCCGCGCGCCTCAATATCAACCTGCCCAAGAGATAGACTGTACTTGTCAAGTACCTCTTCGCCGACGTCAGTGACATTTGATAGCTGGCGAATAACACCAATTAAGCCCGTGCCAGCTCGCGATCCCTGAATACCCGCGTCTGACATGTTACCAATAGCAGCAGCGGCCTCTTCGATGCTGATTCCGGCAGATGCGGCAAACGGTGCAGCAAAGGATAGCGCTTGGCCTAACTGCTCAATGGTAGTATTTGATCTCGCCGCCGTAGCTGCCAAAACATCGTTGACGCGGTTGAGCTGATCGACCTCAAGCCGCATACCCCCCAGCACGTTAGACGCAATATCGGCGGCACTAGCAAGGTCTAGCTGTCCCGCCGTTGCGAGTTTTAATATGCCCGGCGTTGCGCCAAGCACCTCATTAACCTCAAAGCCAGCTTGCGCTAGAAACCTTTGAGCTTCGCCAGCTTGTTGCGCGCTAAACATCGACGTAGCGCCTAGCGTGCGCGCCTGCGCTTCTAGCGTTTTCATTTGCGCGGCAGTTGCGCCCGACACCGCCGCTAGCCCGTTCATTGCCTCTTGAAAGTTTGCTATCTCGCGAACAGCGTTTGAAACCCCCATGCCTACACCAATCGATGCCAGTGCTGCCGTTGCTAATGCTGCTGTTTTTGCAAGACCGTTTAGCCCATTGTTCATTCGTTCTGTGGCGGTAGTAACACGACGTTGAGCCACCTCTGACTCACTGCCCATACCATCCATTTCGCGCTCAGCGCGACTGAGGTCTGAGGTATCTACTTCAACCGACCAATTAAGTGTGCCTAAATCCATAGATACCCCTACTTTTTATCGCGTTTTGCGCTGATTTTGCCCAATATGCCGCGCATACCTTTGGCGATAGCCTCTTTATCGAATCCTTGAATTGGCGTCCATGGCTGCGGGTGTTGCGGTTTTCTTGCGGCGTGATGCTCTGCCACGTATTCATCCGATAGGCGCTTCAGCATTGACGCTTCCCAGCTTGTTAGCGCTACGCCTACCATCCGCATCCATGCGTCTATTTCGCTAAACGTCAGTGGCACAAGCCCCTGCCCTGTATTTAGCGCTGGCCCTACTTCTTGCAGGTAGCCAATAACATGCTCGCCAAACTCTAACTCCGGCATGGGCGGCGCCCCATGGTTGCGGTTGACGTAATCCTTGTACCGCGTTTCTTGGCGCTTATCCGGGGTGGCCGATAGCCACCCCATCATTCGAGCGTAGAGGACTAAATCATCCTCTACGCATTGAAAAAATTACGGCGGTCGCCTACAAACTCATCGAGCTGTTCGCGAATGCTGCGATATTTGAGCAGGAATTGCTCAGCGTTTTTGGGTGTCATCTCGTCGTCGCCAAATTGCATGTTGTGGCAACGCACCACGCACGCGGCTAACAGCTCAGCACCTTCCTGTTCTGCTTTTTCCAGCGTGGGGTTTTTCTGACGCTTACCCATCTTGCGGTTCGCCATTTGCGATACTTTGCGGCGATATTGCGCGCTGTCCACGCCTACCGCGTCAATGCCAATGACTTTACCGTCTTCGGTGTAGAGCTTCTCGCCAGTAACCGGATGCTCAAGGTGCAGGAATGCGCCTTTATCGGCACCAGTTTCTAGGTCAAATACGTTAGTTAAATCAGTCATGCTAGGTACTCCGCCAGTTAAGTATCCCCGCCAGTCTTTGGTTTAACGTCCGGGCGCTGGCGGGGCCACCCGGACGGCTTAGCCGAAGCTATGCGCGTTAAACGGCGTCTACCGACACCACTTTGGAATCAATCTCAACCATCGCTTCGGCGGACAGAATAGAATCCACGCCGTCGCCAGCGGTGGTGAAGGACATTACCAGAGCGGTGAAATACTCAACGCCGCCATCGGGGTATTCGACCTTAGCACTCACCACTTCGTCTATTTGGGTGCCATCGGCATGGTCGCGCATGATGTCTTGGCCAGCGTCGGCAGTGTCCAGTGCCATGGGGATAGTCAATGAGCCGTAGTTAACGGAACCCTTGAGCTTGCGCGTTACGCGGTCGGCTAGCGGGTTATGCGTTACCAGGGCATACTCAGCGCCGTGAGAAGGAACGCTGGTCACTTCGCCAACGGTGGTGTAAGCCAGCGCCTCAAAGCCTGCCGCGTCAAACGTAACCGGCGCGCCCGATGCAACGCTAAATACCGTACCTGCTGCTGTGTAATAGGCCATTTTTAACCCCCTTAAACGGTAATGGCTGCGACAGTGACAGAAGTCACGCCGTCATAAGTGATTTGAACGTTGCCGTCTGCGTCGCGGAAACCGTCTCGGGTGAGGCCACCGATAATGGCCTCCTCGCCAGCGGCGACCGTAACTGCAACGTCAGTTGGTGTCAGTCCGGGCCGGGCAGTGTATTGTGATGCGATAGTGACGGTGTGCGGGCTGGCGTCGCCGTTCTTCACGTAGAGAACGGTCTGTTGTGCCCACGGGAACTCGTCACCGCCAGCGCTAGCAGCGGAAAAGACAGGCGTTAAGCCGTCAAAGTCCGCGCGCTGTGGAGTCAATGTAGCCATTGCGTTACCTCAAATTGGTTGGATATATCCGCCCACTATTATAGGTTAAAACAATGACCATGTCGATTGCCGATAGGGAATTACAATTTGACTATGCGGTGGTGATTATGCCAGTAATGCGGATTCGTGCCGTGCTGCGGTTAATCGTCTGCCCTGTCTGCTTGCCGCCAATCAGTGGAATGGCCTCACAGAACGCGTCAAACGATAGCGTAGCGCCATCCTCTAGCGTTAGCACGCAAGGCTCAACTTTCCGCGTGGCCTGAGATTGCGCCATGCGCTGCTGCCCTGGGTCGGCATGGTTGCGGTATAGCTGTAACGTAGCGGTGCCGTAGTCTGGCTGTGCAGGTAGGTATTCACGCGCAGGGGCGGATAACGACTGATGACGGACCACGGTGGGCGAGCCGTTGAAAAACTGGTATTGGTAGACGTTGCCCACCGTCTCGCCGCCAAACGTTAGCATGGCGCTTTGGCCGTCGATTATTTCGCTCATTAGTCCACCCATCCCGCTAAATGTAGCGACACAGTAGCGCTAGTTATCTCGTCAACCGCATTACCAACAACAACGCTATACTGCCCCTGTATCGTTTCGCCGTCTTTGTTGCACAGCAGGATATTTCCATCCTCATCGCGCTTGATATAGAGCGCGCTACCGTTATCTTCGATAAAAATAGCCATATCAATTACCCTCCGTATAACATCTCACATCCATCACCCACACAGGGCGACCGTTTTCCAAATACATTGGCCCCGCAGGCTCTGAAAGCACCTCAAAACGTAGCACACTACCTTGCCCACCGCCTTCGCGGATACGCCGTGCAATCGCCGCCATTGTGTCGTGACCGGATACCGCCCCCGTGGGTCGCTGCACCAGTGTTAGCAGTACGTCAATACGCTGTAGTAGCTGATCACTGTTACCGCTACCGGGAAAGCGCATCATTACGAACGGGCCTTCGCTTGTTTCGTCCGCGTCTGTCCAGCGGAAGTATTTGACGGCATATCCAGTTATCAGGTCGTCAATGTAGGCGCGCAGGTCGGTCAATATCGTGCGTGTGGTCACTCGCTATACTCCTCGCGCAGAATTTGGGGCAGAAGCGGGATAGTCGCTTCGATGCCTTTTTCTAGGAACTTAGGCTCACCACCCGGCGCCCAGTACGTCCCACGATTCTTCGGCCTGGGCTGTCCGACCAGCTTGCCCGATGCCTCATGCACAGCAGCGGCATAGCGTGCGCCGTATCCCGTTTCGCCCTTCCATCCACCTGGTGTTTGCTCGACGCGCCGGAACTGGCTGTTAATCAGAAACGACGTATCACGCGGCGTTAGCGCGGCTGACTGAGTGCTGACTGAAAACAGAATCTTTGTCACCGCCCGTTCAGTATCTCGCACACCAATACCGCGCAATGCCTCTTGAAACCGCTGGTTAATGTCGTCAAACGTACTCACGTCATCACCTCAAAATCAGGCAATCCGCCCGGTTCTAGCTCGTCAATCGGCCAAAATCGGATGGCGCGGATACGCTCGGCAGTAGCGGGCGCGGCGGTTAGGTCGATGTGGTCGCCCAACTGAATGTACCACTCACGCTCTGGCACCAACGGGGAGTCAAGCGCGGCTTCAAAGCGGAAGGTTTGGTTGGGCGTGAACTCAGTCCCGTTGTCGTCACGCGCTACATCTCCGCCGCCCTCATAGCCCACGCGAGGGATAATGTAAGGCGTGCCGCCGATAGGTTGCCCCCATTCATCGGTGCCGCCTGCGGGCCACACGGTCGCGGGGCCGTGGGCGTATGACCAGCTCGCTATGTTTGACATAAAAAAGCCCCATAAAAGATATGGGGCTTAGTATAGCATGGCGTGGCGGGGTGTGTTATTGGCTAGGCGGCTCGGGTAATGGCATCCAGTGGGTGGGTTTAAATTCTCGCCCTATCTCTTCATGATGCGGGTCGTACTCATGGTCTCCTGATTCTGTCCAGAATTTCCATACGCCATCTTCAAACACGCAATCTGTAAGCCTTTGATCTTCGCCATCTTCAAAATACTTACCAAAATACGAATTATAGACAGGAACGGAAACTACCCACAAATCTACCATCGTGCCGTCTTTTGGCGCTGTTTCTATTGGCTGCCACTCGCTCACGCCACCACCTCCACCCACTTAAACCGCCGATAATACGTCTTGCTCCGAAACAGCAACACCAACGCTTCAATGCATAACAGCGCGGCAATCACCAACATCGCGCCGGATGCAAAGCAAGCAAAGGTAATCAGAATCCACCCGCAGGCAAGCCACGGGTGGCCAAGATACCAGCGGTGCGCGCCAATGCTACCCAGGGTTAGGCATAGCAATACGGCAGCGGTTTTTGACTTATGCGTTACGATGTTGTGGGTCATTGTGTTTTCTCCGGTGTCGGTAGCTCGCCGCTAGCTAGGGCGTCGTAGATGGCTTCTATTCCTGTTTTCCCGCTCAACGGCCCCATTATTAACTTTTTGGCCGCATGTACCCACTGGGCACGAGGTGATGGTAGGGGTCTAATTCCACCGGCAATAGCCCACTTGTAACCGTGATCCGTTGTTGCTGGGTCGCGGTAAATAATGCCCCCGTCGTCATGTGCGACCACCTCGACAGTTAGCCAGTCGTTGTCATTTTTGCGTACCAAAATCTTTTCGCCCACAGGCGGCAACCCCTCGCCATTCCACCTATTCACCTCCTCACTATCGGGCTGGTCTAGGATGGGGCGGTAGGCCACTACCGGATCAGATAGTCCTCGCCAATGTGCGCCAAAAGTTTGCGGCATGCTGCCGTTAAAAAAACATCCGCTCTTGTGTTTTGTTTTGTAGGGTTGGTCATCCGGCAACGGACACTCCCCACCACTCCACTCAATCCACCCATCGGCGTCGGCTTGGATGTAATCCCACCCTTTACCAAGGTTTGGATTGCGGCACGGAAGTCGCATTCCACCCGAATACCGCTCTTCAACCACCCGATGTTCTTTAGTTAGCCTATTCACTGCATAAATCATGCCTCATTCTCCTCATTCCAAATAACACGAAACAGCGTCTGTTCCGCGAAGGTGGCTGCCGTATCGCCTGTGGCAATGTCAATCAGCCGTGTTTTGTCGATACCCGTGCGCTCGCTCAAGGCAGGCCATGTGCTGCGCTGCTTGAGTGCTATCAGCAATGCGCGGGCGCGGGCTTCGTCGTGATGGTGCTGGGCGTGGGTCATTCGTCAGCCTGCTGAGTGTCAGGCCCAGCCACATTTACCACCACAGTAACGTAATGGCCGTCGACCCACATGGTAAATGCATGCTCATCGTGTCCATCCGTGATCATTTGACGCGCTTTTTTCTCAATTTCTTCAAACATTTTCACTCTCCTTTTTTGGTGTCACCAAACAATAGCCCACCTCACCACCTGCCCGCTAATGGTATTTTTCTATCGACTCACGCCACTCGATAGCAACCGACTATAAACGGCAACGCCCCGGTAGGTGCCGGGGCGTCTAGTATGCGGGTGTCGCTTCACAGCGCCGCACCCTTTGGTAGATAGGATCACCTCCTAGGCGGCGTGGCCGTATCTACCACCAGTATAGCACCCAAAAAAAAGACCGCCAGAAGGGCGGTCAATAGGAGGAGCAACACACAACACAACAAGGAGTGGTTAGAGTATGGCAGCATTACGCCGTGGTGTCTAGCACCTAGTCCCCTTAACAACCATAAACCCCGTTGAGCCACCCGGCTTAGCAGGCACTAACGCAGTCGCACAGCCGTACCTATCAACGACGTCTAGCGACCCTAGCAACTGGTCGTATAAATCGCCTATGTCGCTGTATTCGAACGACTGAGACGCACCAGACGGCGCGGCTTGTGACTTAACGCGACGGCCACCGCCAGAGATAGCCAACAGCCCCACCAGATAGTAATAAATCAGCGTTTGGTCGGTTTCGTCAACGCCGTTGGCATCGAGGCAGTCTTGAATGCCTTGGGATTTTGTAACCACCAGCGACAGCAGTGGGGCGGGCATTGTGATGCCTAGCTCGCGTAGGTAGGCTGTGGCTTCCTCAGTCGTTATCATCAGACTCGGCCTCAGTGTCTAAGCTAGGCTGTTCCGGCTCTTGCCCTTGCTCTTGCTCTTGCTTTGGCTCGCGTTTCTTGCGCGGGCGTTTTGGCGTGGCTACCTCTAACGTCTTACCAGCGCTACTAGACACGACACGGTATTTGTTCGCCCATCCGGTAAAATCGTCCGGCACTTCAACCTGCGTGCCAATGGGCAGCATTTCGCCAGCGCTGCGATAGACGCCACGGCGGGTAATTTCGATTAGCATAAATGGCTCCTAAGATGTTTCCCTGATTTTAGCACAAAAAAGCCCGCGCTGTGGCGGGCCGACTTGGTCATTTGCTAGGCGAGAAGAGAGCGAAAACATCACGCTTCTGGCGTTTTATCATTTGACCTATTCCAGACAACTTAACCTCGGTGTCAGTATGCTGCCTGCGCTGCTCGTCCGATAGCTCTGCAACCCTGGTATGCGCGAGTATCTTACTCCCCTTTTGCAACCCTTTTGCCACTTGACGCATCGCCTGCTCGGCAGCATAGCGCGCCTGCTCGCTGGGTGGGACAATCCTATAACCTTGGCCCCTAACGCTTTGCAGTGCAACTTGCCGATCTACTAGCAAATAATCCCTCAGCGCGTCCACGCGGCTCATGGCCTGCCACTGCTTTTCCTGTACCTCATCCAAATGGCGCGGCTTTTCTAATTGCAAGGCATATGCTAGCCAGTCATGCGATAGCAGATCTCCATCTTGGTGATTAGTCCGGTCGTACTCATTGATTGCGTGCTCCAGCCATGCGTCCATTACTTCACCTCCTCAACGTCGAATCGGCCAAATTTTGGGCGGTAGTCGCCAATACCGCAGTACATTCCTGCGTCTTTTAGGCACTTCATTACTTGTGAGCGGTCAATGCTGGTTTCGTCATACATAATTTCGCAGACCAGCGACCATTTTTTAAATATGGGGCGGTAGCGCATCAAACGGCTAGTCGTTACCTTTACGCTGCGAGCGTCATACATACCTGCGTCCCACATTGCAGACATTGTTCTCGGGCCGTCATATTCCAGCTTACATCGCTCATCTAGCACTTCAACGCTGCGCTTTAGCTGAGTACCTAGCTTTTGACAGCTTGCCGCCTGCCACATCGCGGCCTCTATGTTGACGCCGGGGACGTATGGCCCCATGTCGTCGTCAAAATACATACCACCCGCCCATTCGCTTTTGGCGATAGCTTCGTGGTCGTCATCTGACTTTTTCCGCTTCCCGGTTAGCTCTTTGTGCGCTTTGGTTAGCGGGTTTAGCGGGTCGGCGAACTTGTCGCTGTGCATTAGTAGCGGGCGGTTGCCCGTAATTCGTACTTTGATAATTTCCATGATATGCCTTCTCTGAGTGTGTTTTGGTGCTTGCACCGGAGGGCACCCAAACCGGATGCCAACCGCTGTAAACAGCCCTTGCGTTGCGTTGCCCGTCCTCGCCGCGCCTCGCCAGGCCTGGCCGTGTCTTGCCTCTCCGCGCGGTGGCTACCCACCGCCTAACACCTGAAACAGATGCTAGACGCTTTGCAGCCCTTGTCATGCCCCGCCTCGCCATGCCTCGCCACGTCCCGCCACGTCGTGCCGCGCCCTGTGATAGCTATCGCCACCCGGATCAACACTGTTGCCAATGTATCACCGGCTGATTACAGCCCTTGCCATTCCGCGCCCTGCCTCGCCAGACCCCGCCTAGCCGCACCCGACCAAGCCTCGCGGGCACAAAAAAGCTGCTCATTTAACCGGGTCAGAGAAGGGCTTGGGCACCCACCGGATAAAATAAGCAGCTCATTTATTCCCAATTTCTTAGCGGCTCTGACCCCGCGTTATGTGTTCAATTTAGCGCGTCTATCTTACTGCGTCAATACCCACGCGATAAAAAAACCCCAGCCTAAGCCGGGGTTTCTGTGTGGTGCCTAGCTAACTATCAGGTCACGGCACTGGCATAGAACACACCGGAACGGCTGTTGAAGTCACCACGGATCTCGATGCCCATCGCTCCGGACACGTCGAAGTTGTAGTTCGCACGCGGCATGTTGCGCGGAATGGCGATAGTGCTGACTGCCATGCCTACCAGCGGGCGAATGTATTGAGCATCGGGTACGAAGAACATCATTTCGTTGCCAGTTAGCTCATACGTTACGACGACCTTGTTAACGCGACGGCTGCGCTCAATCCATTCGCGACGGCTGCCCATCTTGAACTCGGCGGGGGCAGACCAACCTAGGTCAAGGTTGCGGCCAATCTCTGGCGAGACGTACATATTAACGCCAACGCCGATGTAGTTGTCGTCCATCGCGCCGCCAAGCGTCTGGCTGATAAACGCTTCCCATTCAGCAGGGGTGGCACCAGTGAAGTCAACGTTGACGCCAGACGCGCCCAGGTCAATCTGATTGGTGAGCGGGTGGTTTTTGATACCGTAGCCCACGTAGCCCTCAGTGACGATGCTGGAATCACCGTTCAGCACGTATTGCGCCATATCCTGGCGGATACCTGCAACGGCGGCTTCCTGGTCGTCTGCCAGCGTGTCGAAGCCTTCGCTTTGCAGCGTGTTCCATTCGCGCCAGTTACGGCTGTAGCCCGTTAAGAACATCGGTACGGGCGTGCCACGGTAGTCGTACTGCACTTTATCCAGAGACGCAGGCTCTTGGCCTGTCATCGTGCGGATAACGCGGCCAGCGTCGCTTGATACGCGGTTTACGTGTACCAGCTTGCCGATGTTGACTGCACGCGCTAACGGCATCAGGTCGGCCATGTAGGCTTGACCTTCGTCGTTACGCATCACGCGGCGGGTAATATCATCCAGCGAGCGCCAAGCGTCACGCGGCAGCAGTGCGGCCTCGTTAACGCTGAGAACGGACGCCTCGGCACGACGCCATGCTTCACGCTCTAGGTTTTGCTCATCCCACCACTGCTTGTGCAGCTTGGAATTAGTGATTAGCTTTTCGTCAAAATAGCGCATTTATTCGTCTCCTTATGGGCCGGGTACAACGCCAGTAGCCACACGCGCCAATACTAGCGCCGTTTCGCCCGCCCCAGTGGTGACGGCCTCTTCTGCGTAGAACAAAACTTCATCCGTAGCGACAGCGGATACCAGCAAGCCAGCGCCGTTAGAAGCAAGCGCTTCGTCTTCGGTGATGGTCTGGCTAGCAGCTACACGCACATAGAAAAACTGCTCATCAAGCGGAATCATGCCAATGGCAAGATCGCCTTCAGAGTACGTGTCGTCTACGTTTTTCATGGCCAAGTAGTTTTCTTGGGCAACGTAGTAACGACCACGCGCGCCCGCGGTGCCGTGAGGGATGAACTCGTCGGAACCATTTAGCACGATGATAGCGCCCGGTAAGAACGCAGCGCCCGCCAGTTTTTCTTTAACCTGCGGGACGTTCTGAGTCGTCGGGCCTGCAAAAATCAGGTTAGGCATTTATTCGTCCCCCTTCGGAGCGGCGTACATATCCAGCGGGTTTTGATCACTGTTAGTGCTCAACCGCCCACCATTCAGCGCATGATCCGCTGATTTAGGCGTTTTGCAGTTGCGCGCCATGATGCGCAGGGCGTTAACGTCAAGCGCTTTGGCTTCGTCTTCGGTCGCCAGCTTGGCTTCTACCACGGTTTCTACCAGAGTGGTTTTTTCGGCTTCGGCAGCGGCTTCGGCTTCGGCGTTAATCGCGTCGAGCTTGTCTTGCAGGGGTTTAACTGCGTCGGCAATGGCTTGCGCCTGATTCGCTTGCAGTGTTTCGGCCTGCTTGTCGAGCATGGCCTGTAGCTCTTCAGTCGTCATTTGCGGTTCCTCGGTAGACGTTTGAGAGTTGGTTTGCAGGCCAGCGGCCTCGTGTGGTTTGCCCGGCGTATTGCCGAACATTTTGGAAAGTGTGTTGCGGATGGTGTTGGTGACGGCTTCCCAGGAAGTCTGGCGTTGAACTTCTTGGCGTGTATCGGAAAGCGTGATAACGCCATCAATAACGCCATAGCCGATTTTGTACGCCTTGTTGGTATCCATCTCGAAAAAGATTATCGAGTCAGCATTAAAATCGTCTACATAGCCTTCGCCGTATTTATCTCTAGCAACGCGCTGAAGCTCTTGGCGCATATTATCAACGCTGCCGGGTAGCTCTTCGTTCAGCACCAGCTCGCTATTGACGACTTCGACTTGCTCACCAGCGCTGTTGACGAAAACGCCTACGCCCTGCTCTGGGGTGGCAGCGCCTGGGGCGTCTAGCAGGAAACAATCGTGATCGCCTACCATTTGCGTGGCTACACGGTCATAGTCGTCATGCTCAACGTCATTGACGGCGAGCATTAGGCCAGTGCTGGTGTGGATAGGCTGCTGCTTGTTGATAGCTTCCAGCAGGCGGCGGCCTTCTTCGGTGCTTTCGGCGCGCTCAACGTCGATGACCTTATCCAGCTTCACGCGCCCATTTTCACGGCGCACGTTCTCATTCCACGCGCCCACCCAAAAACCGTTGATGGCTTCGGGGTCGCTTGCGTTGATGTAGACGCCGTTCACTGTCGGGTGGCCTAGCGGCGCTGGGGTGCGCTCTAGCGTTTTGTAGCCAGCCTCGATAACGTCCGCCGGGTACATGATGCGGTTCATTACCACGTTGTCAGGTAGCGTAGCGCTAGGCACAACAATGACGGCGCGCCCGTTGCGGGTTTCGCGCCGAATGTTAGCGGCGTTCACTGCCGTTGTGATATTGGCTCTGATTTGCGTCATAGCGACAGCCTATAAAAACAATGACCACAGTATAGCACGGCTATCACGGCGCGCAAAGTAGCGCAAGCGGCAATGCTGAATCCAAAGGGCATGGGCAGGATAACGGCAGGATAGTAAAAACCTCACTAAGCAGCTAATCGAAAATATAATCATTCTCACTCTATAAGACATTGATTTATATATATATTTTTATATATATCTCTTTAAGAGTCTCTTAAAGTGCTTATTTTACGCGCAGGATAGCAGAATAGCAGCTTAGTAGGGTTGGCTTGTCAATTTATCGAAAATTCGATTTTTAACTGACCCGTCTACTAAGCTGCTATCCTGCTAAGAAGTTGTTTCGTATGGTTTTTTTTGACTATTCAGCGTGCTATTTAGCGGTATTCTGCGCTGATAACATGCTGTCTCGGTGGGATTTATCTAGTCTAGCCTTAGCTGCTTTCGTATGCAACAAAAAACCCGCCGGGGTGGCGGGTTGGGGTGATGTAGTGGCTAGCCTGATGCTTGCTGCTCCTCGTATGCTCTCTTGGTATTGCCGTGGACAGCAGATGCGAACAGCCAGCAACAAACAAGCAGCGAGCCATGCCAATAATATTCACTATAAATCAGGAACCCAATAGCAAAGAACCGGGGGATATCGGTTAGCGCATGGTGCCATGGTTTTGCTACCGGGAGTTTTTCAAGCGGCCCGCTGAGCATCGCAATGAATAACAGAACGCCGAACATCCATCCGTAAAACAGCACGGTGTAATTTGCTAGGTTAAACCATCCTCCATCGGTAAGAGGGACGGCAATGGCCGCAGCTGTTACCGTCCAGGTTAAAATAAAATCACTTGCCTTTACTTTTCTAGGCTCAATTATCTTTTTCTCGTTCATCCCAAACACTCCATCACGTAGAATTTATCCCAAACATACCGCAAGTTAGCAGTACGCTCCAAATCCCGCATCAACTCCTCGCGCGCCTCTTGCAGCTCGCTAATAATCATTTGCTGCCCTAGCTCAGCATCAGCCTCGCGCGACTCCATGCTGCCATCATCGTAGCGCAGCACTAGCCGGGCAATGATGCGCCACCGCAACGGCGCGTGCGTGGCATAAGTGGCAATATCCTGCTGCTTGCTCACTGGCACATGCGCCGGGAACGACCACTCGCCCTCAAACTCGCTGCCGATATGCCTTCCGGTGGCGCGTAGACCCACACACCAGCGGCGGGCGTTGGTCTGGTAGTGCTGATACTGCCGCTGGCTAACAAGACGCTTACGGCGCTTGATCTCGCCCGCCTGGGCGCGTTTTTGGGCGCGGTTCATTGGTAGCTCTCCACGCCTGGCGCATAAACAATCGCCGCCTGGATCGCGAGCGCCATATCACCAAACGGCATGTAAGCCTCACTGGCAGCGTCTATCATCTCCTCGGTTGGTTCGATAGGTACGCACTTCCACCCCTCCGGGCAGCGGGCTTGCCATGCCTCCCACAGGTCACTGGTAATGGGGCAAGTATACTCGCCATCAATCATTTGCATCTGATTGCCGCGTGATTTTACCCACGACTCAAACCGTTCTCTCTCAGTCATCATAACTCCATCTCCTTCAGTTCTCGTTGCAGTCGGCGCTCTTCCAGACGGCGATCAATATCCAGCCGCCGTGCATACCGACTGCTGGCGTATAGGTCGTTGCGGATGCGGCTTTGGTGCTTTGTTTCTGACTGTCCGCCCTGAATGCGGCGGCCTGTGAAGCTGGGTAGTGTTTGGTTGGTCATGACAACCTCATGTTCCAATCATCAACAAACCGACTAACCATGGATGCCCATAATCGATAATCAGGATCTTTAAAATCATTGCAGAAAAATAGATCACTCCTGCCCATGCTCATAACGCTACAGCATCCCTCTTGCCTTACAAAGTGGCCTATAGAGCCGCGTGAAGAATGCTTGATGTCTACATATGAGCTAACTTTGGGCGTTTTTGCGCAAAACGGACAAGGCTTAATTCTTGCTAGCTTGCGTCGCACTTTCTTCTCGTATTTATTCATCACTCCCTCCTAAATGCCCGCGCTAGGCGGGCGGGTTGGTTGTTAATCGTCAATACCTAGTAGGTCTTTTATTTCCTCCATCAGGCAGTATCCGTCGCAATCAACCCCATCCCATAAGGCTGTCTCTTCGAGCGCGTTTTTGACATACGGGCCTTCATCACATTTTTTGAGAATGTCATATGCGGCACGCAGCAATACGTCTTTTCTGTTTTCGCAATTCATATCAATCTCATATCCAGTGATACCCAAACAATAAACCAAGCTATGCGTAGTTCTCGCCATAAGTCTCGATGCGATCAGCTCGGCGCTCCAGGTAAGCGGCAATCTCCGCAGCGCTCTGACAACCAGTAGTGTCATAAGCCTCTGGCGAAATAATACGACTGGGATACTGTTTCAGAACATGGGCAATGTTTCTGTGCGCGTCGATACTTTCATAAGTATTCCAGAACTCAACAGGCTGCGCATTCATTGCGGTGTAGTAGAATTTGGATAACTCAGTGCTGTTCATTTGGTCTTCTCCTCAGTCAGTAACCACAGCATACAAAAGCCGCCCAAAGGCGGCCAATTGATTGTTACTATAGTGTTGTGTTTATGGATAGGCGTTAGCTATCAGGATCAAACGCGGCGCGCTGTTTTTCAAGGCGTGCTTTTAGCGGGCCAAGGATGGGTTCGCCTGATTCGTCAATCAATACTGGTTGTTGCGAACATTTGCAATTCACTGATTCTCCCCCCTGGCTATAAAACTCTGCCACCTCTTGGGCTGTCAGCACCTGCGAGTGCTTACGTGCATGGCTCGCTCGGGTAGTCGGACTTAATGCGCTCAGCCAAAGTAGCTGCGTGTTAATGCCTAGCCGTTCGCGTGCATCCTGCGTTTCGTCTCTTGTAGCCCGCCTTAATGCGCTACCTATCTCAGTCCGCGCAATCGTCTCCGCCCGCCGCTCAGCAATGCCAAAACGCTTGCGAATATCCTTCGCCACATCGCGCGGGTTCAAACCATCCTCAACGCCCTGGCTAAGCACGCGCCCCAATTCCGTAGCTGTATCGCCGTTGAATGAGTCCATCTGCTCGAACACCCGCGAACGAATCAACGCCACCCGCCGCTGCCACGGTTCCGACGCCAAGACCTGCGTTATCTCCCGCGTATAGTCATCCGTCAGCGCCGCTAACTGTGCCACGGCGGTTCCGGTGCCTGCTTCATACGCTAGCACCGTTTGCGCGGCCATGTAGTCCGGTGGCACCTCGATACCCAGGCGGCGGCGAATCTCCTCCACAATAAGCCGAAGCTCCTCAACGCTAATCAGGTATTCGTATCGGGTTTCGTTGACCACGTAGCCCGTGACGCTGGCGTTAATCGTGACCTCACGCTTCGGTATCTCCTCAAAACGCTTAAGCACCCATCGGCGCACGTCACGTAAGCCGCGCTTTAGGCGGCTAATGGTTTGTTGTTGCAGTCGGGCGTGCCCGATTGGGTTCTCTGTGTTGCGGGGTAGGGTGGGGTATCGGATCATAAAACACGGCCCTGCTTCTTGTAACGGCTAATTGTTATGTGGTGCATAACTAGCGGTATTGGCCACAATGCTATATGCAAAAACACACATAGCGTAGCAAAGGCGAGGCTTGATTTACCAATGTTTGGCACAATGCCAATCTTGCGGTTATCAAGTGTGCGCCAAATGTTGATTGCAAGCGATAGCGTCCCTGCTATAACCCATACGCCTAACCATTCGTTAATCATCCCAACCACTCCTCAATTAACAACATTCCGACCACGCCACTTACGCCCACGGTCCGCATCACCACACAAATAGCGGTCATGCCACACTAGGCCAGCCGCACGACACCCTAGCTGGCTATGATTGCTGGGCAATCGAGCGGCAAGGTACCACTTATCGAGCGTAGCGGTTGCGGCTACCCAGCGCCATGTTTGCAATATGGTCATACCACCCCTTAGGCCGCATATCCAGCCACTTCATCTGCAAATACCACTGAAACGCAGCCACCTCTTGGTAGCGCGCCGTTTCGTACCAGTGTTGGTGGACTTCGGTCATTGTGGTGGCTCCTGTTGTTTACGATCATTCCAGGCATCAATTAGCGACCATCCCATAGATGCTGGGCAAAGCATGGTTCTGCATTTGCACACACTATTACTATCGCGAATCTCTGGTTTTTCGCCACAAAATGGACAGCTCTTTACTAATGGTTCTGTCATAAATCCTCCTCACTATTATCATCCGCAGGCACCTCAGGCTCTGCCAGCGCCTCCCAACCCATGATAGCCCGCAATTCGTCACCTGTCGCGATAATCTCCCCGGTGCCTGCCATATTTTTAACGGCTTCGGTTGCGGTTTTGAGCATCGCCAGTTTATCAGCAAGCGAGGCGTCGTTCAGCTCAGACCACATCACCTCATATTCATCACCCGGCACGGGCGGAATGATGCGGTATTCCATCAGGCGGTCAATGAGACGCCGGATATCCGTTTGCAGTTCGCCCACACGGCGCGCCTGGCAGCGGTTATTAAAGTCGTCTTGGTCTTCAGTCGATGCCCGCTCACCCTGCTGGTTGCCGATTAAAACTTTGGTCGGAATCTCCAACGATGCCGCGATGCACTGCACCTGCATCTCAAAATGTTCTTTCGGCTGGGGCACGTTGGCGACCAACGGGTTGATTTTGCCCCCGGTGGTAAACGCGGCGGCGTCGATGCCTGAGTTTAGGTCGGCCATCATCTCATTCAGGCGCTCTTGCAGCTCATCCATACCGACGCCATACGACCGGGCAAGCTCTGGCAGGCTTTGCGAGTCGCTGTACTCTACCGATAGCTGGCGACTGGCATTCTTCAAAAACCCTTCGCCCGAGCCCCCGGTAATTTTCACTACCGAAACGAAGTCGTTATACGCCGCTTCCAGCTCGCTAACGCCTTCCCGGTAATCGCCTACAATCACGACACGGCTATGGTGAATCGTGACGCTACGCGCCGGAGTCGGCGTGTCAGCCGTTTGTACGTTGCCTTCGTTGTAGTTCCAGGTGGTCGGCTGGCCGTAGCGCGGGCTGTTGGGGTTTTCGTCCCATGTACCCGGCGTTAACTGGCCTTCCCATGCCGGGATAACCTCGATTAAATCCCCTCCCGGCTGTAGCTCTTCATCCCATCGCGCATTATCCGCAACGCGCAATATTAGGCCTGAATACGCGCCCACCATCCGGCGGCGGTCAGCATCCTGGAATTTCTGCCAGATGTTTAGCCGTTTGAACAGCTTACGAACGTCGCGCTCCCAGGGCTTCTCGGTGGTTTTTTCGTCCGTGGTGTCGCCCTGGATAATCCAGGGGTTATCCTGCCAGCATTTTCGGCTAATGCGGTTAATGCCCGCTTTGGCAATGCTGTTGCGCTGGTACAGGTTCAGGAAGTCGAAAAAGCATAGCGTATTCGGAAAACCGAATTCGTGCCATGCGCGGTCACGCTTCGTGTCGATACTGCCGTTGTAACCGCTGCCGTATGCAAGCTGTTGGCGCATCGCTGTCAGCTTTCGCTCGCTCATGTACTGATTAACGGCCATCGTTAGCCGTGTTTCTTTGTCGTGTTCTGCCATTTAAAAAGCCCCTATGGTGGATAGGGGCAGTATAGCATTTAGTGCGCTGTGGTGTTATGGGCGGCGGACGAAGCGGAAGTTGTCAGGGTATCGCGGCTCTTCATCGCCTGAGTCGTCAACAATCACAGGATCTTCATCGGAATCAAAGCCAGTTATGGTGTACTCCCGACCCATGGTAATGTCAGCGCCATACCCTATCGCCTTGACAACATCCCCCGCCCGCCAGTTGCTAGGGTCGCTCATATCCTCACTCGGCACCACCTCGCCATGAATCTTCGGATACGCGACGCGGTATTCTGCTTGCAGTCGGTCAACCTCAGATTGCGCCTTTTCGAGCGCTGATAACGCAGCTTCCAGTTGGTCGGCTAGGTGCATGGGTGCTGCCTCGGTTTTCGGTTCGGTTGTGTTATTACCCGCATTCGTCGCGCTCAGGATTTGGGTTAGGGTGAGTTGGCGTGGGCTGCCCTCAAAGGAATTAGGTGAATCCCAGTGGGCCAATCCATCATCTCCATTCCACCCAAATAGATCCCAACGATCCGGCATGATGTCGTCTTTGTCATATTCGTTTTCATCTGCACCCGCCGCCATAAACGCCCGCGCCACGGTGTGATAGTCATCTTCGCTAAGCCCTTCGGTAGCGATGTAATCGCCTGGCTGTAATGTTACCGCCGAGCCATCCTGCTCAGCACCACTCTGCTTCTCACGCAGCACCCACCCGCCGCCATGCTGAATAACCTCGTGCGTATGCGTCAGCCCCTTCCACGTGCGTGCGCACTTGGCGTTGCCTTCGGTAGCGAACGGGTCGCCGTTGGTGCGCGTGATTAGGTTTATCATGGTTGGTTGCTCCTGGTTGTTTACTGACACCCCAAAACAATAAACCACCCATGACAGGGTGGCTAATTGTAATTTTTAATCGTGGTGCGGGGTGGTGATAGTTTTATCTAACGCCGCCGCTTGAGTAGCACGGCGGGGCCGCCGCCGGGAACAGCTAGCTTGTTGAACGACCCGCTTGCGCCGTCCACTTGGTCGTCATGCTTACCAACCGGAAACGTCTTATGCTCCTCGACAAACGCTTTATTCCATTCGCCTTGCACCAGCTTGACGTTGCCCGCCTCCACCTGGACACTGTACGGCTCGGCACGTACTGACTTCTCGCCAGTGGGGCGCTCCATGTAGGCGCGATACCCGGCAAGGTTGCGAACGGTGCTTTCCGCTGACTCCTTGCCGCCAGAACCCGGCTCTTGCTCTACCCACACCTCAACACCAGTACCGTCTAGTTCTGCTGTCTGGCGTATGACGCGCTCCCGCTGTGGCGCTGCCCATTGCCCGCGCACCACGTCCATCACGTAAAAAATTCCATCATCGCCATGGCCTATCTTAACGCCTGCCGTCCAGTCGCCACCGCCATCGGTTCCACCCTTATCCCAATAGCGCACAATTTTGCGTAGCTTGGTGGGTGCTGACTTGACCACTTGCAGCTTTTCCCACTCAAAAAAGCCACCACCACGAGGCGCGGGCCGCTGCTGGAATTGCCCAGCTACGGCCATGCTGCCCATGACCTTTTTGTCACGGTCTACCGTTTCACGGCTAAACCGCTGCGGAAAAAGCAGATCCCCATCTTCGGTGCGCGGATCAACAAAACCCAGGCTTGTGGTGCATCGGCGTTCCGGCTCAAACTCCATGGGTAAGCACAAGTGCTCGTAGCCGTAGTCGTCCTCAAGGATAAACCCAGAAACGTCCGACTCGTGCAAGCGCTGCATTACGATAACAATAGCTGATTTGTCAGGGTTATTTAGGCGGGTCGGCAGCGTCTCCTGAAATACGCGCAACGCCGTTTCACGGTGCGCAATGGACAACGCCGCCTCGACGCTGTGCGGATCATCCCAGACTACACGGTCGCCACGTTTTCCCGTCATGGATGCCACGGCGCACGCTTGACGCCACCCAGTAGCGCTGTTTTCGTAGAACGTTTTTTGGTTCTGGTCGCTGGTGAGCGCAGTGGGCCAACGTTCTTGAAACCATGGGGAAGTGATTAAATTGCGCATCTTGCGCGTGTCGCGCACTGCCAGCCCTTGCTCATGTGACGCGCCAATCATGCGTATATGTGGCATGCCTCTCGGCCCCCACTCCCACGCTGGCCAAAACACGCTAGTAAGCGTGGACTTCATTGTGCCTGGCGGGATGTTGATCAGCAGGCGGTTTAGGTCGCCATTGGTGATAGCCTCTAAATGCTCACAGATTGCGTCAACGTGCCACCCGTGAATGTACGGCTGACCAGGCTCAAGAACATGCCAAGCCTCACGCACAAAATTAGCGAGCGACCGGGCGCAATACTCACGCTCTATTGCGAGCCAATCATCACTTGTCAGACTCAGCGCGGCGGGCACGCATTAGCTCCTCAAGTGTTGTGTCGGATAGCGTAGACGCATCAACGGCTTTTGGTGTCATGCTGCCATCGGGTGACGTGTGCGCCAACTCGGTCTTGTCTGCCCACCCGAAGTTCTTGAGCGCAAAGATAGCCCCGGTCGGCTTGTCACCGCACAAGCGCTTTTCGTATTCCCATTCGACAAACGTTTTCGCTCTTTTTACAGAGTCAGAAAAACCGTCATATTTTTGGTATTCGTCAATGCTTTGGCGGCTTGAAAAGCCCATAAACAAGGCAAGGCCAGTCCAGGTGACTGGCTCTTTATTTTCTTGGCAATGCGCCTGATATTCGTACACCTTCGCGTCAAATTCGTCCGGCGATGAATACAGCCGTGGCCGCCCTACTGGATTGCCCATAATCAAAGCCCATCATTTTCGTCAGCATTACGCGCCCAAATCGGCGTCTTGTTTAGCAGCTCCATCATGCGCGGACATTCACTAATCTGACGACTGGTAACGTCGTCAAAGAAAGCGGTCTGCTCTGCATTTAAGTGATACGTGATATGGCCGGTTTTATCGACCGTTTGCGGAATTGGCATAGTCATCTCCTCTGGTTTCTATTGCGTCCATACTAGCACAAAAAACCCCTCAGTACGCAGTGCGCAAGAGGGGCCGTGCTGCTGCTAGTGTATCACTTAACTAGGCCAGCAGCATACTCAAGTAGGTAGAACTTGGGGGCAATGATGATCTGAGCCAGCGTCATTAACTCCCATGACGCCAAAAAGCCTCCGGCAAATGGCAGGATCAAAACCATAGCTACCGCCTGCATCCCATTAGAGTCACCATCGCGGTCATAAAAAATGGTGGGCTCATGTTCTTTTCTGCCGAAGCGACCGTTGTCAGAAATCACTTTTCCAGGTTTTGCATTAATGATAAGCAATGCCAAAGCTACTGATAACGCCATGGCAGATATCCCAATAAGGCCAATAGCCCCGGACTTGACGGCGTGCCACATCAACAACTGCTCAACCACATCGGGTATCTGTGCTTGGCTAAACTCCACCGCCGCATCTACGCCACTTAGGGCGCGTTCTAGCATATCGGCTAACACTTGCTGGGCTTGTTCGTTCATCTCATTCTCCTAATGCCCGCCGAAGCGGGCGTGCGGTTAGTTTACTTCGCAATCAAAATATGCAGCGGAATCGTAATCAGCAGCGCAGGGAAGAAAAACAGCAGTGCTAGCAGGTGGATAATTATCATCGTGAAGTGGATCATTGGTGGCTCTCCTCTAGTGCGTTAAGTAAGGCGTCTGCAACCAGCACAGCGCGTTCAGCGGCATCAACCTCACTGCCAAGATGGTCATACTGTGCAAACATGCCTTGAATGATGGCTGTTGCCATGTATTCGCGTTTGGTTAGGCCGCGACTTCCATTCAGCACTACCATGGGATGCTGATATTCATTTAACTGTTCGTCGGTCAACGTGACGGGCATTGCCGCCATATCTGCGTTTTTCATTCCCCACCTCCTAAATTTGCCGATACCGGTCCCTCGTTAATATTACTCATAAGCGTATACCCATCCCGCTGCAACGCGCAATAGTTGTTCATCGTCATGGCGTAGTACGCCACCTTGGCCCGTGCTAACGCCTCGAACGTCAGCTCCTCCGTCATCGTGTCGCGGGTTTTGCCGTATATTAACGTGAAGGGTCTAGGGGCGATCATGGAGTTAGCTCCTGGGCGCGTTGGCGTAGTTCTGATGCAAACTGGCGAATAAGTTCAAATGCAGCGTCCCACCCGGCATCAAACGCATCCTCCTGCGGCGTATCTTCTTGCGGCCCTGACTGACAATTAACAAGTTCCAACGCCTCCGCCTGCTTAATCAGGTCGCTGCGGGTGAGATGCGCGGCATAGGTCTCGCTTTGCTTGCCTCCTGCCCTTCGCGCCTTCTCGGGGTCGATGCCTAGCATGTCGGCAACCTTGATAAGGGTTTCCCATATCGGTTGCAGCTCATCTTGGTCCCATTCGGCCTTGAGATTGGCGAGGCTGGTTTCTGGGGTGTCGTCGTAGGCGTCTCGCAGCTCGGCCTTGATCTCTCCACCTGGCAGATAGTGGATTGCGTCGAGGGCTGCTTTTCGCAGCCGCTCAACATGCGCCACCAACGCCGCCTCGCGCTCAAGGGCGGCGGATAGTTGCTCTTGTAGGGCGTCGCGCTCCTGGCGTAATCGCTCCATCTCGTTTTGTGTTGCTGCGCTCATACCTCAACCCCCAGGCGTTGTAGCTGTTCAATGATGGCGGTCAGCTCAGCGATCGGGTCGCCCCATCTGCCATCGAGATAAACACTTTCGTAAATCAGCGGTTCAGGCCACGTGGCAACAGGCGCGCTGTAATCCATTATTGAATCACGCACGCAAACGGTCAATTCTTTCGTATGCGCCGCGTAATTAACAAACACGTGGTAAGTGTCGCATTTAATCGCAGCGGCCTGTATGCGGCCGCATAGGGCGTGTGCTGAGTCTGTTTGGATGGTGGTTGCGGTCATTGGTTTAACTCCTTACTGTCAAGTAGGCCATTAACGTACATAGCCTTAGCTGTTTTATGATCTACCAGCATCCCGCCCACCGTATTGGCGTTTTCGCTTACCGGGGACTCTGGCTCATACCAGCCCGTTTCTTTTTCTCGGCTTGAGAGCTCTCTGGTGTCCAAATAACTGGCTTCGCTAGCGTGGCATTCTGTGCAGTAATACGGGCCACACTGAACCATACCAACACCAACATCTACATAATCTGCTTCGCAGCCGTCATAGCCACAGTAAGGGCATATTGTTCGGCGTGCTGTACGCACTGCGAGCGTATTCGTCACCACCTACAAACTTATGCCGTCCGATTCCTGTGCTCATGCCCTGACCTCCTCCGTTGTGATACTCAAAGTATGCACCCGCCGTGGCGTGGTGGCTAATGAGTAATTTTTATCGGTTAGCCTAAAAATTAAGGTTTTGGCTATCGTTGCTAATTAGCGGCTGGATAGCGGGCTGCTTAGTAATTCAAACAACCGTTTAAAACAAGCGTTTGATAGGCCTATAAGATACTGTTTTATATATATTTTTATATATTTCTTTTACTTCTTATAGACATAAAAAAACCGCACAATAGCAGGATAGCAGCTTAGTATGGGCTGCTTTGCTATTTGCGGTAATTTTGATTTTGAAAGGGGGGGTGTCTGCTTAGTTGATATCCTGCTATCCAGTTGATTTTAAAGGGTTATCAGCCTAGCAGCAGGTTAGCACGTTATTTGCGGTTTTTGTTTAAAAACAAGCATTTAACGCAATTCATCAACTATACACCCACGCGGTAGAATTTGGCAACTACCCGGCCATTGCCTGCATGCTTGTATTCGCGCTTTTCAATGCGCCCGGTGGCAACAAGATGCTCAACCGCTTGCTCTACGTCATCTCGCGCCCACTTGCGGCAGCGGTTGGCAATCACGCCAATGGTCTCCCCATCTTTATCATCCACCAGCGAGTAGATGCGCGCCATCAATGCCTCCCCTTGGCTGCTGGCATCCGTACGCTTTTCAAGCTGGTTGGAATGCGCCAGCATGATTTTCTCGTCAATGTCCTGGCGAACAAACGCATACGCCCAACGAACATGGCTAGGCGTACGCACACCTTCCGGCCCCGATAGTATCAGTGACACCTTAGAAACCTGTTCATAGGCGCGCCTTACGATAGCCTCAAGCCCTGTACGGCCCTTATGCTCCTCTGCGTATTCCTCCACCCAATCGGCCACCTGCTCCAGCATATCAAGCGCCTTGGCCTCAGTAGGCACCCGCGTCGGTTCGTTATAGTTCTCAATGCGCCCGCCTTTGGCGTCAAAACCGCCGGGGCTGTACAGGTTTTGCAGCGCAGAACGAAGTCCCATACTCATGGGCTGCTTTTTAAATCCACGCTTTCGCTTCGGGTTGGTTTCGCGCTCACGCACCAATACGGCACGACCAATAAACCCGTTGGTGGCCTGCTCCGCCGTTACCAGTTCGTCAAACGTCACAGGCGTGGTGAAGCCGATGAGCGATAGGAAAGGCCGCTCTAATCCGGTGTCTATCATATCCAGCGCCCGCTCTATCTCCTTGGTGCGTGCTGACATTCGACCGCCGGGGTCGTCACCCTCATCAATGGCCTTTTTCGCTTGTGCGTATTCGCGCAATAACAGGCCGCGCACTTCTTCTTTCATATCACCCGTTAGCAACATGAAGCCGTTGGCTTTTGAATAGGCAGACATCAACAAGCCAATAATGCCATCTAGGTAGGCAGCGCCGCCGTTCTCCTGCGCCTTGGTAATCTTGCGTAGTAGGTAGCCCAATTCGTCAATGATGTAATAGGCGCTTTGTTGCCGGACTAGGTTGCGGGTAATCTCTTGCTCAGATTTGATAGAGCCATGCACCGCCGATTGAATGCCAGCGGCCTGATGCACTGCCGATGTGGCTTGTAGCACGGCCTCTTTCCCCGTGGCCGATGCGGAAACACAGAACATGAATAGGTTGGCGGTCACGCCGTCTTTATCGTCAATCATGCGCAGGCCAATGATATTACCCACCGCCACCAGCGACGCGGCTACGGCTAAACGCTCACGCGGGAAGCGCGATTGACCGTTAATCCACTCAGTGACCTTACCCACAAAGCCGGGTGGGCGAAGTAGGTCAATGCTGTCAATGGGGAAGGGGTGGCCGTCAGGCGTAGGCGCTTCATCCTCAACCACTGGGAACGTGACCGGGCGTTGATACCCGTTGGCCTCCGCTTTGGCGATAAGCGTGCCTAGCGTTATCGGGTTGGGCGACTTGCCGAAGCTATGCCACTTCTTGTCCATGCCCCACGGGTTGTATTTTTGCGACCGTTGCGCCCATTCTTGCCACAACGTGAAGCCGTCATTGTCGCCCCCGGTGGTGTGGTGGATACCCATGCCTACGCTAACGTAGTCGTCATAATGCGCTTCATCGTTAGGCACTGAGCGCAGTATTTCGCGCAATTCGTCTAGTGACACGTCCACCGATTCGCCGGAAACGCGCCCCCGATGATGGTCTGGCCTGCGTAGCAATGCAATCAATGCCCCGGGGGCATCAGTCAAGTCATCCGGGTTGCCTTTTTCGGTTTCGTACTCGGCACCGCTGGCATGAAGAGAGCTAGCGCCAACGACGAACCCACTCGATTTAAAATCCAAGCCGGGATAGTCGTGCAAGTGCTGCACCAGCGAGACGCCTGGGGGGCGCTTAAATTCGATATGCCAGCCCCCGCCCCCGGTGGCGACCACATGGCCTGAAAGCTCTTTAAAATCTAGCCCGAGGTTGGCGCACAACTTACCGTAAGATTCAAACCCCCCGTTCCGGGGGTCTACGTCAATGACCAACTGGTCGTCAATGCACACGCCAAACCCAGTGGCAAACTGGCCTGATTCGGTCATCGCGTCAATCTGCTCTTCCGACCAGTGGGGTGAATGTTGCCAGTTCGATATGCGAGGGTGCTTCCCTTTTGCGGTACATTCTGGATCTTCGCAGCCACATGCGCCATCCGGCTTTATTTCATGTAGCGGAAAGACGCGGCGTCCCGCGTCGATGTAGTCGTGAATGTTAGCCATTGTTCATTTTCTCCCGCATCTGCATGTTTTCTTCTACTGTTCCGCGCAATAACCCCATACTCTCCATTTCCAACAGATGGGCATAAATCCACTCATCTTCTGTTGAGTAAACCTTGCATTCATTAACCAAAAAATCTTGCGTGATAAAACGCACAATGGTTGGCCTGCCGTCCAGAAACGAAAATAACTGCAACGCATACAGCCCTTCATCCTTACCGATAATTCGCCCTTGGTTGTGAATCTTTCCGTTTTTGTAGGTGTGGACAAACAGTCCATCGAATCCGCTGTTGTTCATCGGTTTTGCTCCATTCATCTTGGGCGCATCCTTCACACCTTTGCTTTGATTGCAGTTGCGACACGCTGTTACCAAGTTGGCAATATGGTGGCTACCACCTTTTGCAACTGGAACAACATGATCTATTTGCAGCTCTGCATCCTTGCCTTCTACGCCACAATAAACGCATGTGTAACGGTCGCGCCGCATGACGCGCATTTTTGCCGCGTCGCTTGGGCCTTCTAATCGTGCTGTCATTCTTTAACCTCCTGAATGTCGCTTTCAAGCGCATCTGAAATAATTGGTTGCGCAATACCAAACCGCCAGATTTTAGCTTTTTCGTCTGGCGTCAGCGAGCCATCGCGGCGAACGTACCTAAATAGCTTCATATAGCTGACTTTAGATTGCGTGGAAAGTAGTTTAAGGCTGTATCCGGCGTCTGTGAGTAGTGCAATCATCTGTTTAGTTTTCATTGTCTAGCCCCTTAGTTGATGCCTCTATTCTGGGGCATGAAAAAAAATGTTGCAAGCCGTTTTTACCGTTGCTATAGTTCGTCCTGTCAACGCACAACAGGAGCACAACACATGAGCATCTTAGACCGCATCAGCAAGCCACAAAGCAAGCCCGTCATTATGACGATTTTGGGCGAACCCGGCGTGGGCAAAACATCATTGGCCGCCGCGTTTCCGTCGCCCGTTTTCATAAAAGTTGAAGATGGCACCGAAGGTATCCCGGCGTCGCTGAAAGACAATATCGCTGAGCTACCCGAGGTTAAGAGCGTTGACCAGCTATGGGCAGACCTGCATGGTCTTGTTAGCGAGGAACACCACTTCAAGACCGTGGTCATCGACAGCGTGACCGCCTTGGAGCGCTTGTTTCAGCAGCACATCGTAGACAGCGACCCGAAAAAGCCAAAGAGTATCACCACCGCAATGGGCGGTTACGGCGCGGGCTTCATGGCCGTGGGCGGATTGCATCAGCGGGTACGCCGTGCAGCGACATTGCTTCAAGACAAGGGCATCCATGTTTTATTCCTGGCTCACGTTGAAATTGACACGCTCGACTTGCCCGACCAAGACCCGTACAGCCGTTACTCGCTACGCCTCAACAAGCGCAGCATGGCTCCGTATGTCGATGACGTTAGCGGCGTGGCACTGGTGCGCCTGGAGACCTTCACCATGGGCGACGACGAAAAACGCAAGAAAGCCGTGGGCAATGGCAACCGCATTATCACCATGCACGCCACCCCCGCCAGCATCACCAAAAACCGCTACGGCATTACCGATAACATTGATTTTGCCATCGGCACTAACCCGCTGGCACCGTATATCGATAGTTTGAAGGAGGGCGAATAACAATGGAAACCCGCAACGATATGGCATGGCGTGAAGCCGCCCAGGCATACCGAAACGCAAAACACGCGCTGCAAGATGCGCAGCAGGCAGAGCAAGAAGCCAAGCTCACGCTGCTAGAGCTCACCGATGTTGACGCGCGCGGAGCAGGCGTGGCCGTGAAGTTTATCGAGCGCAAGGGCAGCGTTGACTACAAAAAGGCGCTATCCGATGTTGCGCCCGATGTTGACGTAGAGCCATACCGTAAGAAATCTACTAGCGTGACTAATATCACGCTTGCTGAGTAAGCCAACCAATTAGCGCTAACCAACAGCCAAACGAAAAGGAATCAAAAACATGTCATTCTTCAAAATGTCCGACGGCACCGCACCTTCCACGAACGGCACCGCTGAAATGGGTGGCGGCAACCTGCCACCCATCCCGGCAGGCACGCAACTCAAGGCGATGATTGTCGAGGCTAAGTGGGACGATGGCGGGCAATACAACAACCGCCATATCAAACTCCGCTGGGACGTGGTAGACGGCGAATACAAAAAGCGCGTTGTATTCCAGAAGGTTCAGGTGTGCGAAACCGACGCTAACAAGCGCGATAAGGCTATCCGAATGTTAGCGGCGATTGATGCCAACTGTGGCGGCAAGATCATGCAGCTCAACGCAGAGCCCACCGATATGGATCTGATGTCCAATCTCTGCAATAAGCCGATGGTCATCAAGGTTGAAGTGTGGGAGATGGAAGGCCAGGATGGTGAAACACGCTCTGGAAATTGGGTGTCCGCTGTGTCTAGCGGCAAGCCGCAAGCGCCAGCGCAACCTGCGCCACAACAACCACAGCAACAGCCCGAACCACAGACAGAAACGAATAATCCCGATGTGTCTAAAGCGGATAACGAACTAGGGTTTTAATAAATTGGGCCAAGGATGGCCCATCACGGGAGCCTAAAAAATGATTGACCAAGAAACTCTAAAAGATCTAATACATTATTGCCCGACAAGTGGTAAATTCACTTGGAAGATAAGGAGCAGAAAGTGGTTTAAGACAGAGCGCTCATTTCAGTCATGGAACAACCGATACGCAGGAATGCGCGCCGGATCAGTTAGGAAAAAGGATAGTGGCTACGAGAGGGAGGTTATAGGCATATTTAACAAGCTTTACCTTTCTCACAAATTGGCATGGCTTTACATGACCGGCATTTTTCCTGATTTCGAGATTGACCATAAAAATAGAAACGCATTGGACAATAGATGGGATAATTTGCAACAGTCAGATGGTTTTAAAAATCATCAGAATATGAGCATGTTCAAAAACAACAAAAGCGGTGTTTGCGGAGTTTACTTTGACAAAAGAATAGGCCGATGGGTCGCGGATGTGTTTGCTAAAGGCGTTAAGCACCGACTAGGCACCTATAGCGTTGAAGATTTAGATATTGCGGCAATGGATGTAATGGAGAAAAGAATATCATTGGGCTTTAACCCTAATCATGGATTGGCTAAAGCTCATTATCATAAATAGGATGGGGTCTCAATATGGACACACTCACAATAGACAAGGCGATGGCATCGAACCAAAAGCACCGCGCAATTAAGAGCATTAGCGCCAGCATGTGGAGCGAGTGTGACCGCAAGATGTGGTTATCACTACGCCGCGCTAGCCCGCAATGGGTGGAGCCACAAACGCAACGCACATTTGACATAGGCCACGCGCTAGAGGAGTGCATGGTCAAGTGGCTGGAAACGTCTGGCGTTAAAATCGGCATGCGTGAAGCCGCGCTGAAAAATAGCTATGGCACCAGCCTAGGCCACATTGACGGCATCGCGGTGCTACCCGATGGGTTTCAACTACTGGAAATGAAAACCGCCAACGACAGCCGTTTTAAAGCATGGCTGAAAACAGGTGTGCCTGACAACTACTTCGCCCAGGTGCAGCTCTACATGCACCACAGCGCTCAATTGAGCGCAAAAGGCAACCAGCTTACCAAGGCGCTGTTTGTTGTCATCAACAAAAACACCAGCGAGCTACACACCGAAGAAGTGCATTACGAAAAACCCTACGCGCAACTGCAAACAGAGCGCATAGAGAGATTGATTGCCAGCGACGCTTACCCGGCACCTACGACATCTTATAAGTGCCGTTTCTGCCAGCACCAGAGCGTTTGCGAAGGCAAGACGTTGCCGGAAATTGATTGCCGTACCTGCGCTAACGTGAGCGTCAACGACGGTAAGTTTGAATGCCCGCACAGCAGCGACGGATGCGAAACGCCATGCGACAAGCATATTATGCACCCGCAGTTGATGGAAGGCATGGGTTTCACGATGGTCAACGTCGATGGCAGCGTGCCGATGGTCGAATATGAGCATTTTTGCATGGCCGCCACAGGTGCGGAGCATCCAACTAAGCCCGTATTTAATAGCTATGAAATGAAGCGCTCGCTTGATGGCGGAATGCTGAATGATCCGACCTACATGGCCATCGCCAAAGCATTCGACGCCAAGCCGATTGATGCGCCATTTAGCACAGTAGATGAGAATGGCATTGATTGGGATAAGGAGATTCCGTTTTGACCTACACACTAAGGCCATATCAGCAGGCGGCGCATGACGCAGTAATTGACTGGATTAAGGATTGTCTCGACCCGTGCCTAATAGAAGCGGCTACTGGGTCGGGCAAGAGCCTGCTAGTGGCTGCCGTTGCCGCCAGCATTCACGCCATGAGCGGCAAAAAGATTCTGTGCATTGCGCCTTCGAGTGAATTGGTAGAACAAAATTTTGAGAAATATTTAGCCACTGGCGAAAAGGCCAGTATCTTTAGCGCCAGCCTGGGCAAAAAAGACATGCGCCACAACGTAATCTTCGGAACACCTGGCACTATATCGAACCAAGTGCGCAAGTTTGGCAATCAATTTGCCGCCGTGGTGATTGATGAAGCCCACGGCGTGACACCCACGCTATTGAAAATTGTGGATCACATGCGCAGTCAAAACCCTAAATTGCGAGTGATAGGCCTATCAGCCACGCCGTTCAGGTTGGGCACCGGCTACATTTACGGCAACCACTACCAGTATGGCGCGATTGACGAAACGCAGGCGATTGATCCGTTTTTTCACACGCTGGTATACAGTATCGGGGCGCGTGAACTTATCGACGCGGGCTACCTAACGCCACCCGTCTTTGAGCAAACGGCAGAGCATTACGACACCAGCGGGCTAACGCAAAACCGCAACGGCCAATGGTCATCTGTCACCGTCGATGCCGCGTTTGTTGGCCGTGGGCGCAAGACCAGCGCTATCGTGGCTGACATTGTAAACCAATCTCAGAACCGATACGGGGTAATGATATTTGCTGCCACGGTGCAGCACGCCCAAGAGATCATGGAATCGTTGCCGCCGTCGCTGTCGCGCATTGTGACGGGTGGTACTGACAAAAAAGAGCGGCGGCAAATACTGACGGACTTTAAAGCGCAGCGGGTCAAGTACCTGGTCAACGTTTCGGTGCTAACCACAGGCTTTGATGCGCCACACGTTGACGTAGTGGCAATCATGCGCGCCACGGAATCGGTGTCTTTACTGCAACAAATTATCGGTCGTGGACTGCGACTGCATGACGGCAAAAAAGACTGCCTGATTTTGGACTATGCCGAAAACATCGAGCGCCACTGTCCCGGCGGTGACGTGTTTGAACCGGATATTCGCGCCAAGCGGCAAACGCCTAGCGAGCCAATGCAAGTCAAGTGCCCGATGTGTTCATATATCAACACCTTCGGCGCACGCAAAAACGACGAAGGATTTGGCATTGACGATGAGGGCTACTTTACCGATTTGGCAGGCCAGCGGATTGAAGTAGCCGAAGGCCAGCCGTTGCCAGCGCATTACGGCAGGCGCTGCCAAGGTGAAGTTTTGATTGCAGGCCACCACACCCAATGCGGGCACAAATGGAGCTATAAAGAGTGCCCGGAGTGCGGCGGTGAAAACGATATAGCGGCGCGTTATTGCACAACATGCAAAGCCGAGATCATCGACCCGAACGAAAAGCTACGCGAGGAAGCTATTAAAATGGCCTCCGATCCGTACCGTCTGCGCATTGCGCCTATTACCGGATGGTTCGCGGTTGAGCATACCAGTAGCTCGGGAATCCCGATGATCAAGGTTCGCTATGACGTGGACGAACACCCGCATCACTTGTACGACTACATTGCACCCGAGCATAACAGCCACTGGATGCGTAAACGGGCGGCTGATTGGTGCCAAGCGGTGTTTTGCGAAACACTGCCAGACAATCAGGCCATTATCGATAGCTTTAGCGATGCGACACGACCAACCACAATTGCGTTCGCCAAGAAGCGCGGATCAAAATTTTTCGAGGTAAGGGGGATTGAATGAAATTTCCAGATTGGCTACCCGTCTACGGCGATGCCAGCTTTCGGGGCAAGTGCCCCCTTGAGTCTGCTGAGCAGATTACATTTTTCAACCAGCTACGCTCAAAATACCCCGATAGCTACGGGCGCATAGCGCTTCATCCACGCAACGAGGGCCAGCTAATCGGCGGACAGCATAGCAGCATTGACAAGAAAAAGGCCGAAGGCATGTCTGTAGGGGCGTCAGACATCGTTATTCCAGGCGCTACCTCGTTTGTGTGTGAGCTAAAACGTCGCGACCATACCAAGTGCAGTTGGCAGGATGGGCAGGTGGAATATCTTGAGGCAGCGCATAGCGCCGGGGCTTTCGTCTGTGTGGCGCTAGGATGGGAAGCGGCATGGCAGGCGTTTAGCGATTGGCTATCAACCCAATCATAACGATAGAAAAAACCAATTAGCCACTCCGCGCTAGGGGTGGCAGTATTTGACAGGCAAGGCAACACAACTAGGAGCGGTTATGGAGTATCACGAATTTTTAAAACGAAAAGAGTTCAAGGCGCTACCTTCAGGCATGGCAGACCTGCCTGAGCTTTCAAAAAACCTGTTCCCACACCAGCGCGACGTGGTCAACTTCCTGCTAAGAGCTGGCAGGTGTGCGGCATTCCTGGACACAGGACTCGGAAAAACCCTAGTCGAATTGGAATGGGCTCGGTGCATTGTCGAGCACATCAATAAGCCAGTGATTTTTTTTGCACCCCTTGCAGTAGGTCTTCAGCACCAACGGGAGGGGCAGCGATTTGGCATCGACGTAACGCTGGCGAGAGACCAAGGGGATATTAACGGAGCGGGCATCTATATCACCAACTACGAACGCTTGGGGAAGTTTGACCGTCAATCATTTGGCGGAATTGTGCTGGACGAATCCAGCATTGTTAAATCGTTTAACGGAAAAATAAGCCGCGGACTAATGGAGTTCTCTAATGATATGCGCTGGCGATTAGCTGCGACAGCCACACCTGCGCCCAATGACCACATGGAGCTAGGTCAGCACAGCCAGTTCACAGGCGCAATGGCATCTAATGAGATGTTGGCACGGTTTTTTATTGCAGATCAAAAACAGATGGGCAAATACCGCCTAAAGCGGCACGGCGTCAAGCCTTTTTGGAGCTGGGTGGCCTCATGGGCGCGCTGCGTTGGAAAACCGTCAGACCTGGGCTATGAAGATCATGGCTATAACCTGCCAAAGCTTCATGAGCACATGCACCTCGTGGAAACAGACATGACGGAAGGAGCGGCAGAGGGCGAGCTGTTCCGCATGACCAACACCAATGCGACGGGTATACATAAAGAAAAACGACTCACAGCAAACGACCGGGCCGCAAAAATAGCAGAAGTCGTCAGCGCAGAACCTGATGAACCGTGGATGATATGGGTAGAGACCGATTATGATGCGGAGGCAATCATGCGCCTATTGCCTGACGCGATTGAAGTCAACGGAAAAATGCCCCCGGAAATGAAAGAGGAGCGGCTAAACGCTTTTACCAACGGTGATATAAAGCAACTTGTCAGCAAGCCCTCAATTGCAGGCTACGGACTCAACTGGCAGCATTGCGCAAGAACGGCGTTTGTCGGACTATCGTTCAGCTATGAGATGTACTATCAGGCGATTCGCCGCTTCTACCGATTCGGTCAGCAGCGCGAAGTTCATGCACATATCGCAATGGCAGAAACCGAGCTAGCGATATGGCAGACCATCAAGCGAAAGCGCGACGAACATGAAACAATGAAGCGCGAGATGTTTGACGCAATGAAACGTGAAGTGCTTGAAAAACACGTCAAGCATGCATACCAACCCACTGAAAATGCACAATTACCGAACTGGTTATAGGAGATGACAATGCAAAACGTAATGAATCAAGATAAAGGCACCGATTGGGCCGCTTATCACTCTGATTGTGTAGAGTTTGCCAAATCGTTACCTGACAACTCTATTGATTTTTCAATTTATAGCCCGCCGTTTAGCTCACTCTACGTTTATTCCGAGTCGATTGCTGATATGGGAAACGTTGACTCAGATGAAGAGTTTATAGAGCAATATCGCTACTTGGTGCGCGAAAAATTCCGTGCCCTGCGACCCGGTCGCTGCACAGCGATTCATGTAAAAGACTTGGTTTATTACCAGGGGAGTAGCGAGCGCGGGACGTCTGGGATTCGGCCATTTAGCGACATGTGTACACGAGTACATTTGGAGGAAGGTTTTGATTTGCAGTGCCGTATCACTATTTTTAGAGACCCGGTATTGGAGCGCAGCAAAACCAACGCGCACGGATTACTATGGAAAACATTCAAGAGTGACGCCACGTTCTGCCGCGTAGGAATGCCTGAGTATTTAATGGTTTATCGAAAATGGGCGAAGGATGGCGAAGAGGATCTAGTGCGCCCCGTAACGCATCCGCCATCGGAGGTGCCGCTGAAAGCATGGCAAGATCTGGCATCGCCAATCTGGAATGCATATGGATCCAACCAGAGTGGCCGTGGCGATTATGATTTGCCAGCGACTGACGTGCTGAATGTTAAGCAGGCCGCTGACGAAAAAGCAGAAAAGCACTTATGCCCTATGCCAATGAACATCACTAAGCGCGGCATTGAAATGTATACGAACGAAGGTGACGTAGTATGGTCGCCATTTATGGGCATCGGGTCGGAAGGTGTTAGCGCGTTAAGCATGAAGCGCAAATTTATTGGCACCGAGCTGCACCCAACTTACTACCACCAGGCGGTTAAACACTTGCAGCACCAAGAGCGTAGCGGTGCTCAAACCAGCTTGTTCGATCTGTTAGACCAATAACCATGCACCGAACCACCTACTACAAACGCCTAGCCGCTGGATACGACCACGAGCAGGCGCACACGCTACCCAAACACTGCCCGCGCTGGATGCGGGCAATTGAAGAACAGGAAGGCCAGCCGTTGCGCGAAATACTGGCAGCGGCAGCCAAAACAGCACCACACACAGGATATACATGCGCAGACTTGGCGCGTGAATGGGGTATCAAAAAGGACACGCTAGGCCACTGGTGCCGAAAGTGGGGGATACGGTTCCCTATCGGTGCCAGCGGTCGGCAAAAAGAGGCCGCAAAGGCCACCATTGATAGGGTTAATCGGAGGAAAGCAAATGATAACCGTCAAAATCACAAAAACGCAGCGCATAGATGACCGTTCGGTTACTGACACCACTGAGCTAAAAGGCGATGCAGGCGAAGTGCTGGCATTGCTTGATGAGCTGGGGCACACAATGCCGCTGGAAGATGATGAAAAAAACGATACTGTTCACTGAGGAAAAACTATGATCCAATTCAAACGACTAACAAAAAACGCCACCATCCCAACGCGCGCTACCGGTGGCAGTGGTGGATTTGATCTGTACTGCACCGAGCGCGTAGACCTACCGCCAGGGCTGCGGATGTTATTGCCAACGGGGATTGCCATGGCGTTACCGCATGGCACCTGCGCAATGGTATGGCCGCGCAGCGGATTGGCCGCAAAGCGCGGTATTGATAGGTTGGCGGGATTTATCGACGCAGACTACCGTGGCGAGTTGCACGTATCGCTGATTAACCACGGCCTAGACGTTGTGGAGTTCCGTCCAGGTGACCGGATTGCGCAGCTTGTGGTGACGTATTGCCTAACCGATGCGGCAGAGGTCAATGAATTAGACGACACTGAGCGCGGTGCGGGTGGATTCGGTAGCTCTGGTCGATAGCCAAAACCTAACGAATCTACGGATCGTATAGCCACAATCAATTAGCCCCGCCAGTGCGCGGGGTTTATAGTGAGTACATACACAGAACGCAGCAATCATAACAGAACAGGAGAACCACATGACCAACGAACAACCCCAGCCCAACCCCGACATCGTTATCGGTAACGCTACTGTCGTCGGCACCGAAACAGGCTGGGCACTCCCCGGCAGGCGCATTGTCCGCGACAAGACACGCGCCCGCATGTATGCGCGCCGCATGGCTAATTTGATGACTGGATTGGAGGTGGTGAAGTGAGCAATGAAACGAAGTTTACGGATGCCCCGTGGATGGTAACGCTAACAGCAGACGGCGACTACAGCATCAACACGCACACACATACCGCTGTCTCCGTTGCTGAGTCCCGTGTAAGTGATAGAGATGTAGTGGTTAAGGATGATGATGGGTATCCGCAATTTGGCGAAGGCGTAGACTACATCGAACACCACCGTTACAACGCCCACCTAATCGCCGCCGCGCCTGAGCTTTATGAATCTTTAAAAATTGCTGTAGAGGTGCTTGAAAAAACCGCAAACGATACGCTTATTGGTCGTAACGCTGCAGAAGATGCTCGCACAGTGCTAGCCAGAGCCCGAGGGGAACATCAATGAACCAGTTAAGAGTAACGCCAGGCGAGTGGAAGCAAGCAACCGGGATTGGCTATTGCTGCATCCGCACAGGGTCAATGAATGACAGAACTGGCGGAGTTATTGCCGATATGCGTTTAGTTGATGGCGTTTATAACCCGTTTGATGCCTGCCTGATCGCCAGCTCTAAAACGCTCTACCAGGAGCTTGAGAGAGCAGGAAGGCTGCTAGAAGAACATGGCGACTATGCAGCATCTGAGCGAATAGTTTTAGTGTTAGAGAAAGCCCGAGGGAAAACCCCATGACTCACACCGTACCCGACCACATGCTAGACGACATCGACGCAGATGCCAGCGATGCCCGCGACCTAGCGCAAGAAGCAAAGCGCCAAGCGGCATGGGATGAAATGTTGAGCGATGATGGGGATATCGGCGAGGTGCTAGAGCTGTTGACTGAGCATCCGCTAGAAGCGCTAAACCTGCTGCGCGATTACCACCACGGGAACGACCTTCGCACAGCCGGGTATGAGCTGGCAGCGCGGCTGCATGAGTTAGCGGATGGGGTTATTGAGGAGCGTATCGCATGACCAGTTTTAACCCACTCAAAGACATCACCAACGCCATCATGACCCATGTGCCCGACACAACGTTTGGACAAGGGCTGGCGATTGGGGCGGGACTGTTTCTGTGCATTGGTGCGGTGCTGTTTATTGCCGCGCTGGGTGTTTGGATTGCTGAGAAGATGGGGTATACGTTATGAGCAAAAATGAGCCAGTTAAGAGTCGAAATGAGCCGCATGGCATCACAGGCGTAAAGCATCGCGTTGACCGCCAGCTAAACCCAAACACCAGCAGATTGACCGACTCTCAGGCGCGTGAATATGCTGAAGAATTAAAAACCTGCAGCGACGGACAGCCATGCGGGCAGGAGGATTATTGCATCGACTGCCCCAACGCTCCACATGCTCAGGATGCGCGGCGGCTGGATGATCAATTGGCGCGCGATATGAAGCAGCCACGCTATCAGGATGCGAAAGGAGAAGACTGGATAGACGAGTTTGCTAGAACGGCCACGACTGAAGAGTTTCATGGCGCTATGCGGTTTACCATCGGTAAATATAACCGACGCATGGGTAAAAAAGATGACATGCTGAAAGAAGTGCGTAAAATGAAAGACTATTGCGCCCGCTGGGAACAGTACATCCTAGCAAAGCACCGATAACACGCCTGCCCCGTGGCGTAAATAGCGGGGCTTACCCAAAGCTGGCCTAGTGGGGGAGCAATAACGCCAGCAGCGATTGACGAAACGCCTCCTAGCCTCGCTACCCCTATGCGACAGGGCCGCAGGCAACCACAATCGTGGTAGTTTCGGGCAATCGCCGTACGCCCCACGAGACGGGGCTTTTTTATACTCAAAAAAGGAGCGGATCATGCTATTAGCAATGAGCAAATACGAACAACAGATATTCGAACAGCAGCGCCAGCAGCGTCTAGCCGCAGGCTCGCGGTCTATCAAGCGGCAAATCAAGGACTACCCCGGGCGCGTCGTGTCTATTAAAACTGCTGAACAACGCATGCGGTACAAAGATATGTCGCTGCATGATGCGTGCGTTATCCCCGTTGGCACGTTTAAGCAG